CCTAGGGATTCAACCTATGCACAATATTATGTCGAGAAATCAATTAGCTGATTGGAGGAACATAGAAGAAAATTTAAATCTCTATAATGAAGAATCAATCTTAACCAGCGATTATTTTGATTGTTTAATTGAGTGCGATGATTCACAGTCCAGTTGCAAACGAATATGTAGGAGATTACTAAGTTAGTTTCAGGGCGTGTCTTGACAGACACGCTTTTTTTGTGTAAAATGTAGGGATACGATATTGAGTTTATGGACAAAGAAAAACTAAAACTCATTGTACGTAATCTTAAATCTCTTGTCGATGTCTTAGAGTCTGAGGTATACTCAGATGTGAAAGCATATACATATGAGAACAATGTATCCCGACTGAACTATGAGAGCAAAACTAGTAAGCGTTACTCCTGACGCAGAACAGACCATGGCGTATATCGCTAGAGTATCAAATCCCAGCAACCAGAACAACGAAAAGTATACTGGTCTTTTAAGGTATTGTATCAAACACAATCACTGGTCTGTCTTTGAGCAGTCCACTATGACCTTGGAGATTTCTACGACCAGAGCAATCGCAGCTCAGATCCTAAGGCACCGGAGTTTCACATATCAAGAGTTTTCACAACGCTATGCAAGTTCCTCTCTGCTTGGCGACAAGATTCCTTTGCCTGAACTCCGTCGTCAGGATGACAAGAATCGTCAGAACTCGATTGATGATCTTGATCCATTCTTGATTCAGAACTTAGAACTCCAAATGCAGACTTTGTTTGATTCTTCAATGGCACTGTATCAGCAAATGCTTGATAGGGGTGTGGCAAAGGAATGTGCAAGAAATGTGCTTCCACTCTGTACGCCCACAAAAATCTACATGACAGGCTCATGTAGGTCATGGATCCATTACATCACTCTGAGAACTGCTAATGGCACCCAGAAGGAGCATATGCAGGTCGCAGAAGATGCTAAAAAAGTATTCATGGAACAGTTTCCTACTGTCTCCGAAGCCCTTGAATGGGTTTAATAAATAATTTATTGAGTTTTGTAACTATGGCAACATACCCAGTAGTCCATAAAGAGACTGGCGAACAGAAAGAAGTCGTAATGAGTGTCACTGAATGGTCTCAGTGGTGTGCGGATAATCCTGACTGGCATAGAGACTGGAGCGATCCATCTACTTGTCCACAGTCCGGTGAAGTCGGTGAATGGAAAGATAAACTTCGCAAGAAGAATCCAGGGTGGAACGATGTTCTATCCAAAGTCAAATCAGTCCCAGGTTCTAACATCAACAAAGTCTAAGTATGCCAGCTAAAAAAAGAAAAGGCGGTTCCAGTGTTGGAGTCGGCAGTATGAGTTCACGACAACTGAAGAGAAAGAAACCAATCAATTCTGATCTAATGGTTGATATCAAACCATTGACAGATAACCAAGAAAAGTTCTTTGATGCATACAAGGAGGGAAGAAACCTCTTTGCTTATGGTGCAGCAGGTACAGGTAAGACATTCATTGCTCTTTACCTTGCACTTAAAGATGTATTGGATCAATTCACACCTTATGAGAAGGTGTATGTGGTTCGTTCTCTCGTTGCTACTCGTGAGATTGGTTTCCTTCCCGGTGACCATGAGGACAAGGCAGCACTGTACCAGATTCCGTACAAGAATATGGTAAAGTATATGTTTGAGATGCAGGATGAGAATGAGTTTGAGATGCTTTACGGAGCACTCAAAGCACAGGAGACTATTCGCTTCTGGTCTACATCATTCCTTCGTGGAACCACCATGGATAATTGTATTATTATCGTTGATGAAATGCAAAACTTGAATTTTCATGAACTTGATAGTATAATAACCAGAGTTGGTGAAAATTGTAAGATTATTTTCTGTGGAGACGCAGCACAATCTGACCTTGTGAAGACCAACGAACGCAACGGAATCCTTGATTTCATGAAGATCATCCAAGCAATGACAGAAGACTTTACCTGTGTAGAGTATGACGTTAATGATATTGTTAGGTCTGGATTTGTTCGTAACTATATCATGACTAAAATTGCACTCGGTATTTAATGTTTATTCATCTAGATAATTTAAAAGGTGAGACTGATTTAAAAGCAACCATGATTGATGGGACTCGTTTCTATGAAGTCCCATCAGGAAAGATGTATCCATCTATCACATCTGTCACAAGTTTCTACAACCGACAAGTCTTCGTCGAATGGCGGCAACGTGTTGGTGATGAGAAAGCAAATAAAATTACCAGGGAGTCTACATTTCGTGGGACAAAGTTTCATGATGCAGTAGAACAATACATTAAGAATGTTCCTATCAAGGACATTGAAATGCTCCCTGCTACGAAGTTTCTTCTTCTATCAGCGAAGAAAGATCTGGATCGTATAAATAACATACATGTTATAGAACAGTCGCTGTATAGCGACTATCTTGGTCTCGCAGGACGAGTAGACTGCATAGCAGAGTACGACGGAGAACTAGCAGTCATCGACTTTAAGACCTCGACCAAGATTAAACCCGAGGAATGGATTGAAAATTATTTCGTGCAAGAGACTGCTTATGCTTGCATGTATTTTGAAATGACTGGAATCCCAGTCAAAAAACTTGTTACTATTATGGTTGCCGAAAACGGAGAATGCAAAGTCTATGAAAAAACAAACAAGAGTTACTATATTAAACTTCTCACAGAGTACATCAAAAAGTTCGTCGATTACAAAACAGGAGAATATGGAGAACCAAGTTGATGACCTGATCAAGGAGAAGTTCTTGTGCCAAGCAAAGTTTGCACAAGAGGTTGAGAGTCTGGTCAAGGAATACAAATTCAATTACATCGATGCTATCCTCACGTTTTGTGAAGAGAACAAGATCGAGATGGAATCTGTTGGTAAACTGATATCAAAACCATTGAAGGAAAAACTTAAGTATGATGCTACTCAACTTAACTTCCTGAAGAAAACTACGAGAGCAAAACTTCCATTATGATTTCTAAAAGTGAACTGATACATTATAAAATTCAAGCAGCAATGCGTGAGAACGCATGGATTGATAAAGAATTAAAGTATCTTGGTGAACGTGCAGGACACCATTGGTATCTCATCAAAGGTGAGCATGAAGTTATGGCAGAACAAATTGAGGGTTTTGATAGAATTGAAGATGACACCGATTGATGTATACAAAACATACCTAGCATTCAAAAATCATTTCACCAAGAAAAGTTACAACTACTTTAAGTATGGTGGTAAATCTAAAGCATCCGTTCAAGCATATAACAAACGTAAGGATCGTTATTTCTTTGAGCGGATGTCGCGTAAGAAGACTGATGAAGAGATCAAAGATTACTTCTTAGCAAACTTTGTTGAATGCGATGACCCTGACCGACTGTGGATTGGAGAGATCATATCCAGCGGTGAGGATAACTTAAAGTCTTGGATGAAACGCTCCCAGACTATGAGTTATATGTTTAAAACTGAGGTAGAAGTCTTTGTCAACAGAGAAAACTTTCAACAACTGTTCACTATCAAGGGACAGTCACACCCTGAGATATTGAAAA